CGGACACGGGGCAACCGAGTCAGTTTCCAACCTTCTTACCGTCAAATCTAGCTCACTCTTTTCTCTCCAGTCGTTTAAATATTCATGTTCGTTTCTTTGATAGCTGGCACAACAAAATGTCTCGAGTTTACAACCGACCCCGGTACCTACACCAGGCGAGGAACAGGCTCTTGTCACTTGCAATAGCGTCGAAGTCTAGCACTTTGAAGTACAGGGTTGCAAACCTCTTACGAGTTCCGCATCTGGCGTACTCGACCATGACTGATGACTATGAACTGATGGCAGAGCTAATCCTGAACGGCGAGGCAGAGCAAGACTCCTACTTGGAGGTCGACACTCAGCTCCGGGACTATCTCCTTGATGGTGAAATAGGCAGACAAGTTGACCCTTTTGCCCTTCAGAACGAGGTCCCAGCCCGAAAAGTCCTTTCTGACATGTGCCATGTGATCGACACTGAGAAGCCAACTAGAGTGCTCCATGATGAAGAAGCAATGTACTACTTGCTGTCGGAGTGCTTAAAGTCAGACGAGCTGTTGGTGGAAAGTCAAGAAAGCAGACAATCCAGAGTCTTGGCCACCGAGTTTATCAGGCACCAGCTTGCGCCTCAGAAAATAGCACCTGGCCAATTTGATGCTGCTTTTGCCCGTTCCCCTTTGACAAATGCCGCGCCTGTTAGACTCCCACTTGCCGACAAATGGGTCTCATGGGCAGAGAGGATTCAGTACAGGAGCCAACCAATGTGGGTTAAATACTGCAGGATGTGGGCAATAGAACCTAGAAAGCTTCGACCAAAAGTACAGGACATGATTGAAAAAGCAGACTCAGCCGGGCCAAATGAGCGACACCAGTTCACCAAAGAGGACGGCGTCGTTAGGCTTGGTTACAATTATTCTGGTATCTTGATCTTGTTCAGGAAGGAGGTCATGTGCGTAATTGACAACTCCACCGCTGACTACTTGAGGACTGCGATGACTGCCTATCGAAATGCAGTTTTGGCCTTTTCCATGATTAGAGTTTCTGGTGACACTCTTAGAGCAAATTACACCCTCGATTTCAACAGGTGTGTCTCATGGATTGGCAATGCTATATCTTCGCCACAAAATGGGAGGTACGTTGCTAGGCACATGCATTTGGTTTATACGTGCTGGCAGAATTCGGTTGCAGAGGCTGAAGCTCCAATTGATTGTGGCTGGGGTGAAAGAGTTAAGCCACTTGAGCAAGAGGTCTTGGAAGTTTATCCCTACAACCTAAAGTGGAAACAGCTAGTTGAGTCAATAGATTGCCCTGAGAGGGTGAGAGCTGAGTTCCTAAAGCTCTACCACTTGCTTCCTCCTCCGGATGTTGACCCTTTGCTGCTCCACAACACTATGAATGACAGGACCAAATCTGCGAATGTTGCGTCGAAGACGAAGACTGTTGAGTTCTTGAACTTCTGCAAGGCCTACGACCTGTGCAGATTCATGTCAAAGTACAAGAAAGTCCCGAACTACAAGTCTGACTCTGGTGTAGACTTGTCGGGGATCGGATGGGCTAAGAAGTGCCTTAGGGGCAAGTTGACTCTCCCACCAAAAGAAGACTGGGGAAAGATATACCTGTACAAAGAGTTCGAGTATCCTCACACTGGAGATTTTCATGTCCTCAGTGCCAAAGATTCAACGAGAATCGTCAGCGACCTGAGGAAGTACATGGACAGAGAGAGAAGCAGAGACCTCCCAAAGGCCGAACAAAACGAACTGCTCTCGGCTTTGTTCAGAGGAGAGACTCTGTCGAATGGTATGACGATGAAAGACTGGCGCGAGAAAGTGATGACTGGGAAGGTAGAGGAGTCTGACAACGTTATAGGAGCCATTGCGGGAAAGGCTGAGAACACGAAGCCTGGAAAGAAGGTCAGAGAGACACTGTCTGCGTGCGACACAGTCAGGGAATACTTCACTGAGGTTGACCACTCGATTCGCCCACTTGCCGAACTAACACCTGGCGTATCTATCAGGGTTAACATGGTCAAGCACAAGAAGAAATTCCAAGCAATGGCCAGAAGCACATCATCGATGGCAACTTCTCACGCATTCGCAACTTCCACGGACATATCGGGATGGTCACCAAAGATGGACAGGAACTTATTCCACGCGTGGCAAGAGTACGCACTGTCTACGACGGAATGCGAGAACCCAACTGCTCAAGTTGCATTGTGGAACAAGCTAAAGATCTTCACTGACAGAAGGGGCATTAAGGAGTCGTTTAGCTGTAAGACTGGAAACATCCAAGGCTGGCCAGCAACAAGTGACACGACAATGCATGCGCATATCCTCATCTGGTGGGTTTACGAGTTGAAGGAAAAGGAAATACTTACCAAAGGAGAAGCAGCTTACACCCTGTGCCTAATAGACGATGCCGCCACTGTTGTTGCCTTGGAGGGGACAATTGAGCAAGCCAAGGAGAAGGCTCAAAAGTCACGAGACTTGCTCAAAGACATGTATGCAGACCTCGGTTTCGAGATGGACAGCGTCAAGAGTTTCTTTAGCTCCTTAAAGTTTGTGTATTTGAACGAACTGTATGTCGACGGGGCCCAGGTTGCACACGGGACCAAGACTCTCATGAGGATTGACAAAGATCACACCAGAAGGTTTGCTACCCTCACTGACAACATTGCGACCGCTTACACCACTGCAGCTTCTGCTGCTTCACAAGGGGCGGACCCGTTTGTGGCTTACTGGATGGCAACTCAGCTAACAGTGAGATGGGCACTTGCTGCTTGTCCTTCGCTCAGCACTCTACCACCTCTACAGAGAACTATGGTGCTATTAGCTCCGGTCAGCCTGTGTGGACTTGGTTGCAGGCCCATCACGAGTGTCATGGCTACAGGAGAGGTGGACCACATATCTTGGTTCACTGAGATAGCTTACACACTTGTGGACATGGTAGGTGCTATGAGTGACAAAGCGATGTTCTCTGCCATCCTTGACCAACCCCTTGCTGAACCTGACCCCGTTGCAACATTGAAATCGCCGTTCGCCGTTAAGTGTCAAGGCTTCAGCTCTCCATCTGCTGCCATAGCCAACAAGTTCACAGATGCGGCTGTTAAGAGAGGTTTGGCAGAGCCGTTTTTGACTCTGTCTCAAACAGAGACTTCCGATGAGTTCAGAGAGACTGTGGAAAGGATACTAAGGTCAGGCTGTCACGAAGCTGCATTGTTAGAGGAAGTTGCTGCAAACATGCCTCTCTCATTGATAGAGCAAATCATGGCAAGAGTCGAGAAGACTGAGATTGTGGCTTACCTCTTGGGAAGTAAAGGGATCGGGTCTTTGAGAAGGAGGGTCCAAACTAGTGATAAGCTCAACCTCCAACATATCGTGGAACTTGCAAGAGAGAGTAAATCTGCTAAGCACCCAGGCGACAGCTACATAATGTCTAAGGCTGAAGGGCCTCTCGCTGCCGCAAGGAACATTAGAGATCGATACTATGAAAATGTTGGATGGACTATCATCAATCACACGTACCCTTGCCCATTTTCTCTGTGGGCATTCAGTGGGGAAGTGGACTTGGAGTCTGAATCTGCCAGAAGGAGGACTACTTCGTCTTTCTTCATGAGGCGTTTGAGGAAAACTGCTGCATCTTCTAGTGTCAACTTGTACGACTCTGCTTTGGACAAGCTTGGATACAGAGGCTATATGACAGCCAGATCTGACGCTGCTAGGGAAGCAAGGATTGCACTTGCGGATCCAGTCAGAAGAATGGTTGCAGCTGGCCTGGCCGCGTTTAGGTGGGCACAAGCTAACGGAGCTCACTACAAGAATCTGCTGGTGTTATTCTTAAAATCGTGGTGCGGGGAAGCTGATGAAAGACTGATGGAACTGCCTGGGAGAATCATGATAGGTTCTGCGAAGAGGCTGTCAATGAGGCACACGAAGTCAAGCCACTTGGTTCATTGCTTCGCCAATACGCAAGCTGCATTGAGAGTTGACGCACGCGCCGTCACCGTTGCACAAGCCAATGTTAGCAACATGTACGATGTAATGGCTGCCATAACTGTCATGAGATGTTCAGGGCTCCTCGAAGCTTCGTTGAGAATTAGGAACAAGTGCCCTGACTTTGCTTACGGCTTTACTTACAAGCCCAATTCATCTGCAGTCATTAGATACCCTCCTAGCTTCGAGCAGCCTCTTCACCCAGACACAATAAAGGTGGGGACTCCTATGTCGATGATCAATACTCCAATGGCCTCTTCTGTCAGGAAGTGCTGCAGCTACGATGGCATGTCAAGAGTTCTAACCACCTATGCTGCAGCTGGTGAAAAGGCAGCAAGGGCAGTTTACGACGCGATGGTGGAAGGCGAAGTGATATCATCTGATTTGTTGAATGCAAATGCAGAGTGGAGCGTGGAAGCCGATGTAACGAAATCTGAGGCGGCAACTAGCGTCAGGGCCTGGTCTTCTTCTGCCCCTAGAAGGAAAGAGAACACAGCTGGATCAGTCATAGACTACAGGGTCAAAAGAGGCGTTGATGAAGCCGTCCTAAGACCTGTAGCGACTGTTGAGCAGCTGAGCAAAGCCATAGCAGTTAAGCACACGGAAGACTGGGTGATCAAGTTCGTTATGAAGGATGCTAAGTTCTGTGCTGACATAGCTCATGCTTACCGTCTCGGGGGATTCTCTGCATGTGAAGATGTAGAAGAGTGGGAAGAAAAATCTAACAACTTCATTGTGCCGGAGGGAACGTTGAGGGATATAACCCATGAAGTCCTATTACATTCCGCTGGGTCAGTAGCTTATGAACAAATGGAGCTCATATTCAGGTACATGGGATGCAAGGGCTTCAGGTCCAGAGGTGAGAACGAGGACCTATTACACATGGCAATGTCATTCGCTGGCACAATACAGGCCATATCAGGGCGAGTAGGTGAGTTTTGCAGAGTGTACACGAGACTGAATCACAGACAAGCTTCTGGGTACTCAGAGATCAAGGTTGAGCACACAACTGAAGCCCAGGCTCTGCTCACAGTCAGGAAGATCCTACGTGCTCAATGGGTTGCAGCTGCTGGCAGGAGAGATGCGAAATCTTCTAAGGCAGCGAAGTCTGGGGTCAGCATGGAGACTGTCACAAGGCCAAACTACGAAGCCTCTTATCTAAGGTGTGCATCTCGATCTCTATCAGCTAAGGCGAAGATGCACATGCCTGAGTTTTGGGCATCTTGCATAAAGCAGTCAATAGATTCCTTGACCAAACACATAGAATCCAAGGGAGATGGTGATGCTGACGGCTTCGAAGAAAGGGTTGCTTTGTCTGGGTTGGAGTTGGATGAAGCAGTTTCAACTGTGGAAGAGACTTGTGCTCAGGTCATGGGACTTGCCAACATAGCTTCCAACCAAGCCCCTAATGTAGATGGTAAAGCAATGACAGAAGCCCTTACGGAAGTGACAAAGTGGGTACTAGAAGATGTAGGTGGACGGCACACTTATGGCGCTAGCCCCAGGGATGCAAGAAACTGGAATGTGGTCCAGCCAACAGTCTTCCAAGCAGACGTGACTGAGCCTGGCGAGGCGGTCGAAGAGGAAGAAAGGGAGATACTGGTCTTTAGTGACACGGTTGCAGTGGGAGAGGAGGACGAAGGGTCGGAGACTATGAAAGACTGTCCTGAAATATATTTGCACTGGGCAATGACAGCAATGGGAGGAATCAAGCTAGTTCAAGGCATCTTTGGGCAAGTCGGACTACACGGCTTATACTCACGTGCTACCAAAGACAAAGAGACCTACGACAAAGTGTGCGAAGCCTTACAGCCAATAGCCCCACACGAAGATTGTCCCGACGATTGGATGTCTCCGTTTGAAGTGAAACGGTTTGGCGAGTTCTCAGGCTCAGAAGGGGAGGAATGGGAAGGAGTTCAGGAATAGCATTCGAAAACAAAAATCAAAAACACAATGTAAAATCAAAAGAAGTACACAAAAAAACTACAAAATCACTTAAAACGTGCAAAAAAGCCAGCTAATCATATACATAAAACTGACACTAAATTGCCGGTTTCTAACCGTGGAGCGGATATTAGAAACGGCAGGAAAAAATAAGGCACCTGGAGACTACGAGACTTGGTTGGTATGAGCCCGTGGAGGGCTCCCTGTATCAACTTTTGGTTTCGTGTCCGTCTAGATCGGAAGAGC